GGCGATGGTGATCCAGAAGCCATCGCTGAGGTAATCGCCTTGCGTGATTGGTATTTTCGCAACGGGCAGTCGCTTTCTGCAGCGCTTGTGAAAGCCGCAGGTGTTATTGCAAAGGCGCGCGGCGAAGAAAATCAACCAATCAACACGAAAGACGAGCGACGGAATCTCGCGCTGGTCGAGGCAGCAAAGTCTGCAGCAGCGCAGCCTGCTCGTGGTGATGCTGGCGTCGGCAATCGCGCAATGCCGGCAGATAAAAGCATTCTCGACAATCAGGACGCATATGAGAAAGCGGACGTTAAAGAGCGTATGCGACTGCTTGCATAACATGGTTTTGTGTGGTACAAACGAAACACTTGTAGCAAAAAAGCAACACATCATTATCTAGCCCTTGCCAGGGCGGAAATCCAGGCCGTTGCGCGACACGAAAAACGCGACTCAGCTAGATCACCAAGCGGAATCGGTGTTCGGTTGTTGGCCCGTAAGCCAACGAGAAATCGACAACTTACGAGGTCAACATCATGGCATATACCGCTTTTGGCGCAGGCCAAACCGAGTTTAAGCGCGCGTGGGTGCGCGAATCAATCAAGGCCTACCGGGATAATTCCTTTTGGGAAAAATTCACCGGAGAAGGCGCAAACAACATCGTTCAGCGCGTCACCGAACTGAAGCGCACTGAAAAGGGCGACCGGGCCATGATTGGCCTGAAAGCCAATATGCGCACTTCCGGCATTGTTGGCGACAACGACATCGACGGCCGCCGCGAAGCGCTGGAAACGTACTGGATCGAGATTCATACCGACCAACTCCGCAAATCGGTGTCCAGCAAGGGCCGCGTTGATGACCAGCGCTCTGTGCTCAACTTCCGCACCGAAGCCAAGGACAGCCTTGCCGATTGGCAGGTACAAGTCAATGACGAGCTGAAGTTTTTGACGGCCAGCAATATCAGCTACGCCTACAACACTGACGGTTCGGCTCGCTCGTCTGGCGCAGAAGACCCGCTGACTCAGCTCGAATTCGCTGCCGATGTTGCTGCATCTCCTACCAGCAATCGCCACTTCACGTATGACGGAACCAACATCATCGCCGGCAACACTGGCGCGATTGCCTCTACCTACGTGCCGAAGTACGGCGCCCTTGTGGATATTTGCGCAGAAGCGCGCACGCGGGGGATCAAGCCTCTGAAGGTCAACGGCATGGACGTTTATGTCCACGTCGTTCATCCGAAGACGTTTGCCCGGTACAAGAAGGACGCCGACTTCCGAGACGCGCTGATCAACGCAGGGGATCGCGGGATGAAGAACCCGGTATTCACCGGCGCCGCTGGCTTTACGGTCGATGGAATCCTGTTCCACATCTCGCAACAACGTCTACAACACGTCTGGCGCCGCTTCTGGCTCGAAATGGGGCGCAGGAAGCGCGATTGACGGTACTCGCTCTCTGATCCTCGGCCAGCAAGCTTTGGCCTGTGCCGACTTGTGGAATACCGGCGAATGGTACGAGGGCAAGACGGACGACGACGCGAAGAACGTTATCACGATTGCGCAGTACAACGGCGTGATCAAGCCGCGCTTCATGTCTCGCCTTGACGGTGACACCGTGCAGGATTTCGGCACTATCTGTCTCGACTACTACCTCTAATCAGGCCAAGGAGAAAATACTATGGCAATCACCAAAAACGCAGGGGTTCACAAGACCGCATGCAAGATCGTCGAGATTGGGTTCGCTGATCTTGTGGCCGGAACTGACACGGCGGCTATTGACCTTCCGCCTGGGGCGGTCGTCCTGTCTGGCAGCCATGCCTACACCACTCAGGCATGGAATTCGACCAGCACTGACACGCTCGACGTTGGCGACGCGGCCAGCCAGAACCGCTACCTGAACGACGGCAACATCCGGGCTTTGGCCGCGAACGTGCCTCTTGTTCCGACCGGATTCTCGCATACGGGGGGATCTCTGACGGTCAAGTGGAACAGCGGCGGCGGCACTCCAACGACCGGGGCGCTTCGAGTGGTCATCCATTACGCGCAGCTCGGCAACGCCACCACGACCTACGAGGTCTAATCGGCATCAACAAAGACGGGGGAGAAATCCCCTGTTTTCATTTCTAGGATTTGAACATGCGATTGAAGTCTCCAACTGCTGCCCGGATAAGTTTCGGCACGAAAAACGGATCAGGGCACTGCATGTCTCTCGGGCTAGATGGCGGCGAGGTTCCGCAGATGCTGGTTCAGGCTGCGTTTGCTGCGGGCGCAGTGCCTGATGATGCTGACCCGGAAGAGTTTGTATCCGCGCCGGAAAACAGCCAAGGGAAGTCTCATGAAGAAATCGTCGAGGACGGCATCAAGCAGATGATTGAGCGGGAGGAAGAGGGGGATTTTACCGCTGCCGGCACCCCGGATCGACGCAAGTTGGCCAAGGTTATCGGCGGACCAGTCACTGCCGCAGAGCTTGATTCTGCATGGAAGAAGTTGAATGAATCTGTCTGAGCTTCGCGCCCTCACAAGGAAGCGTCTGAACGACAACGGGACGCCTCCGCTTTGGGCAGACGAGGACATTGACCGCAACATCAACGAGGCAGAGCGGGAGGCGTGCGTCCGTGCGCTGCTGATCGACGATGACTCAAGCGCGGTCACACAGATAGACATCGACACTGCGACGAAACGCTATGCGCTTGATGACCGTGTGATTGACGTGATCGGCATCGAAGCAGCATTGAGCCCTGGCGTTGATGTAACTGGCTGGACGCTAACGGACACTCACCTTGTTTTTGATCGACTTCCTGCGCGAGACGATACGCTGACGCTGCACTGTTATCGCCTTCCTCTAAACGACATGGTTGATGACGACGACGAGCCAGAGATTAGCGCGCGGCATCACGACCGAATGATTGACGAGGCTGTGTCGCTTTGCTACCTGATCCCAGACTCGGACGGATACGATCCTGGCGCGGCGGCGAAATATGAGGCGCGCTTTACGCAGTCGTTCGGCGAGAAAAAGAGCCGCCAACCTCGCCGCAGAGCTTGCGGCGCAAACGTCGAGCGTTACGGAATCCAGAACGCTTGCAGCTTACAGATAACGGAATGGTCCTGAACTGCAATTCAGGGTCAGCAATTGTCCTCACTATCCCGCCCGCATCGTCTGTCGTGTGGTCTGGTGTTTCATGCGTGGCGATCTATCAGGCTGGTGCCGGCGCTTCCTCATTCGCTGCGGGATCTGGCGTTACCCTTCGCGGCACCCCGCCGACTCCTGCACAATACGCAACGCACGCCATTATGCGAGTGGGCGTCAATGAGTGGGTGTATCTGTAATGCACCCTATTATCCGAAATGCCTTAATAGGTGGTGGCTCTGGAGGTGGAGGAGGCCCATCTTTCTATCCAACAAGCCTTTTTTCAAGTGGGGAAAAAGGGCTGTTCTACGACTTTTCGGACATGGCGTCTTTGTTTCAAGACGTTGCGGGAACAACGCCGATAACAGCATCCGCGCAGTTAGGGGCCAGGATAAATGACAAGAGTGGCAATGGGAACTACGCGACACAATCGAATGTGGCTTTGCGTCCGCAGTTCTTGCAAGCCGGCGGGTTAAGCTATATGTCGCTGGATGGCGTGGACGACGAGTGGGCTACGTCCGCAGCGATGGCTTTGGGTGGCGCGGATATCGTCACTGTCTGCGCCGGGGTTAGAAAACTCAACGATTCGGCAGGTAGTATCTGCGAAAGCGCCCCAAGTATATCGATTTCTACTGGCTCAATAATTCTGTTCTCTGGAACGGGCGGTCTTGGTACAGGCTACACATCTATCGCTCGCGGAGATGCTGCATACAGTTCAAGCCAGGGCGCATTCTCTTCTGCAAGTGGCGACGACACATCTGTTCTTTACTCGACCCACTCTATTTCCGGTGATTTAAGCACGCTGCGGAAAAACGGCATTGCCGGCGCAAGCGGCGTCGTCGATAAAGGCTCTGGAAGTTTTGCCGATCTTATACTTTATATAGGCGGCAGGGGATCTGGATCGATACAGTTCTACGGCTATATTTACTCCCTGCTGATCATTGCAAGGAGTCTAACGACGATAGAGCGTAGCCAGTTGGAGGCGTGGACTGCGGTCAAGTCAGGGGTGACGCTATGAGCTTCTCTGCGGCTATTCCTGCCTCCTTAATGCAGTCCGCTAATTCAACGCTTGCGGCTTTAGGTTACGGTCCAGGCAACTTTTCTGCGCCAGCCTATTCTGGAGCGGCCCCATCGTTTGCCCTTCTCCACTCCTGGGACGACGCCACCTTCCAGGCAGCAGTCACAGCAATAAGCGGGGTAACTATTCAGCAAGGGGAAAGCGGACCAGACGTGATTACCATTGCAGCGGCACAAGCTGTCGGCAGCACGTGGGGAAATGATGCGACGCTACTGGCTGGAATAGTGTATCCAGGGCTACACAAAGACAAGCTCTGGTGGGCAAGCTATAACACGGCAACATGGCCAGACCCGTCAGCGCCTGGTTTAACTGATCGTGCCCGCAAGAACGCCCGGTGTCGCAGTGCCGTGGTATCAGACATTTGCAGCAGATGCCTTCAAGCTGGTCAATCCTTCACTGGAACAGGAGATATCTGCACTCATAACGGAAAGACATGGCGCGTAACGCAAGCAGATGGAAGCGGAAACAACGTTTGGGAGCCGGGCGTTTTTGGCTGGACTGAGGTGGTATGAAACTGACAATCAAATCCGGCGCAGACCATACAGAGGTTGTCCGCTACGAGTCTGACGCAGTAGGGTTCGTCGCAATCTCTGGCATTACTCGTGGCGCTCCTGCCGTGGTCAGCGCGGTCGCCCACGGCCTGAAAACTGGCTGGCAGGTTGCGATTGTTGACGTCAAAGGAATGACGCAGCTAAACGCAAAGAGCAACCCTCCGCGCGATTCTGACAAGTTTTCGATCACATCTACCGGGACAGACACGCTAACGCTAGACGGCGTGAGTTCGTTCGGGTACGGCGCTTATGTCTCTGGCGGTGCGATTCGCTACCAGATTCCAGTCGATCTGACTGGCGCAACGGCGCGGATGCACATCGTCGACAAATGGACGCCTGCGAGTCGCGGGGTTTCATACCCTCGCATCAACGAAACGGCTTATGTCGTTGGTGACGTTATGCACGTCAACGTCGGAACGCATTACATCTGCACTGAGTCAGGGACTTCTGACGTGTCGCAGCCTGTGGATTTGACCGCTGACGGGACGGTGACATGGGCTCTGCATTCTTCATTCGCCGGAACGACTGCCTATGTGGTGCTGACGACAGAGAATGGCGGGATCGTGATCGACGAAGATGAAAACACAATCACGTGGACGCTCGACGACGCTGTTAGCTCAAATGCAACATGGGCCACAGCGACCGCGCAGCTTGAAGTTGAAATATCTGGTGTTGTGCATCGTGTGCGCGAGTACGAGCTGACGCTTTCACGTGAGACGACGCGATGACTTCCGTAAAGGCTGTATCAGAACTACCTCTCGCACCTGATAGAGCAAGGATTCGGCCATTACAGCCTAAAACTCGGCACGCGCGGCCTTGAGTCGCTTCGCCCGGAAGGTCCGATTTCAGGCACGGTCCGAGATCACCTTGCCGCGCCTGTTGCAAAAACCGTGCTTGTTTATGATCGCAGCACCAACGACTACATTGGGGGCGCGAATTCTGACCCAACAACAGGGCAATATATCTTCTACCCGCCAGACTTCGGCGAGCTAAAGGTCGAGCGCATCGACGATCTTGCTGACCCATATTGGAACGATGTTGCTCTTGCCGCAAGGCTGACTGGCGCAAACGGAGGGACAAGTTTTCCTGTGCTTGTCGGGCCTGCTCTGTCAAAGACCGGCACGGTAACTACGACTACAACAACGCCGACGACAGACCCATTCGGAACCGGGAGCAGTACGCTATTCACCGGGGCCGGCAGCTACCTGAGCACTGGCGCCAATGCGGCTATGCTGCCTGGGACGGCCTATACAATTTCAGGGTGGGTGTATCTGTCGTGCTATTGATGCGACACAGGGATGGTCTTCATCGGCGACACGGCGTCAGATGAAAACAGAACGTCAATTTCAGTATCTCCAGCAGGGTCAATGTTGTTCTATGCGCAGGCGACCTCGTCGGTTCATTCAGCAACATCCGCGATGGAGTAATCACTACGGGCGCATGGATTCACTTCGCTGCCGTGCGGAACGGGGCAAACGCATTGGTTTTCGTCGGGGCGCGCATGTGGCGTCTGCAGCGGCAACTGGCACGGAATCGACTGGTAACAATTTTCACCTTGGTGCGTCAAGGTCTGGCGGCGCGATACGCGGGATGCAAGGCAATCTGTTCGATGTGCAATACACCAAGAGGGCGGTCTGGCTGTCGAATTTCACGCCCCCGCCAGCCCCTTTCCCTGTGGCTCCAGCTGACGGCGGATCAGGCGAGAACGCAGCCATCTACGACCGGGTAATCCCCGGCTAACGATCACAGCAACAACCACAAGGCTCCTGCGGGGCTTTTTTTTATGAGCGACGACAAATGGCAACGTACCACTTCACGCGAGTAGCTTCATGGGCGCTCATGAGCGCGCTGCAAACGCTTTTCGATGCAGGATCAACCGGCGCAACGATCAAGTTTTACACTGGGTCGATGCCGACAGGAACGCTTCCACAGACTGGCGCAGAAACAGGCATTGGGGCGCAAGTGCTACTCGGCACATGCACCATGCCGACAACCAGCGGATCTGAAACGCCGTCAGGGTCGCTTACCATCGGGACCATTGTTGGCGATTCGGCTGCTGATGCGTCAGGAACTGCCACGTGGGCAAGAATTGCCGACAGCACCGGGCTTACTGTTGTGGACGTTGATGTGGGCGTCGTCGGCAGCGGCGCAGTTATTCAGATGGTCACGAACGTACTTGTTGCCGGCGGGCCGATTGCGTTCTCGTCGTTCGTATTCCGCATGACGTAATGCCGAAGTGGCGTACTCACCTCCAGCATGGAATGCCGTTGATTTCAACGGGACAGGGCAGGCTGTTTCTGCCCCAAGGTGGGACCGCGTTAACTTCGTCACGCCTCCCGCTTCCCTGGCGTGGTCCGATTCCGACATTGCGCCAGACTCTCTTGGAGAGGCCAATCACCAGCACGCATTCAGCGCGGCTGACCTCGCTCCAGATGCTCTCGGCGAGGCCAATCACCAGCACGCGTTCAGTACAGCGGACATCGCCCCGGACGCTCTCGGCGAGGCTTGGCGGACCTTCTTTGCCAGTGTTGCTGGAGACATCACGCCGGATGCGCTCGGGCGCGCAGACATGGTGTATTCGGCGGCCGGCGATGCAAGCCTGTCGCCGCTTGCTGCCGGAACTGCGGTCTTCGTCTATCTGTGCCAGTCGCAATCCGACCTGCTACCCGATGCGTTGGGCGAGGCGTATCGCCCAACATCCTACGCAGCAGGGCTTTCCGACCTTTCCCCGGACGCAATTGGTATCGCCGTTCGTGGCGTCTCGGCATTCGGTATCGCCGACCTTTCGCCGGATGCTCGCGGCGATCTGGTGCGCCTGTTCCGGTGCTCTGTCGATGCGGCGATCTTTCCAGAATCAGAAGCGATCGCCGCATTCTCTCCGTCGCCAAAGCCCGTTTGGTGCTCATTTGTAGCGAGCATCGCCCCTCACGCGATAGGAATCACCAGTGCATAAGCAACGCAAAGCAAGCCTTGGCCCTTGGCCTCTCGGCATCGTCAATAGCAAGCGGGATTACGTGCTTCCTGCTGGCGCCTGCCTTGACGCGCTGAACGTCGACTTCACCGACGAGGGCAACGCGGTATCGCGGACCGGGTACTCTGAGACGGTCGCTATCGACAACGGCGCCGGCCTGAGCAATCAAGGCGAGAAGGTAATGATCAGGAACGGGTCAGAGCTTGGTGTCGTTACCGCCGTCAATCCGCTGGTCATCACCTCTCTGCGCGCTGGCCTGGGCACTGATCCTGTCAGCTACGCAGAGCGCGGCGGCGAAGTGTGGTGGAGCAACGGCACAGCGTCAGGCCGCTGCAACGCCGACAACACGGATTCGCCCTGGGCGGCGCCTGCGCCTCTCGATCTGGTGTCCGTGATCTCCGGGGTTGGATCTCTGCCTCCCGGAGATTACCGGGTCTGCATCACGCACTCAATGGACGACGGCGAAGAAAGCCACGCATCGACTATCGAGTCAATCACTCTTTCGACAACAGGAAGCATCGAACTGACGCTGCCGGCTGCGGCATCGGGAACGGATAACTTTGTCGTCTATTGCACATGGGGCGACGGAGAAGTGCTACAACGCGCCACGACAGTTTCTTCTGTGACTGCAAGCGTCAGTATCACCGACTTGCCAGAAGGGCGCCAGATACGCGACAGGGCGTTTCTCCGGCCACTTCCTGCAGGGGATGCAATCGCCTTTCACAATGGCCGGCTGCTGTCGCTCAAAGGAGAATTCCTCTACTACTCCAGGCCCTACGACTACGGTCTTTACAACCCTGCGCAGGATTTCATTCGGCTTGGCGCCACGGGGTCAATCGTGATCTCCGTCGAGTCTGGTGTATTCGTCGTCGCTGACAGGACATGGTTCTACGCCGGCACGGACATCGCCACCGCCGAGCCCGTCGAGAAGCTGCCATTCGGCGCGGCGTCTGGCACGGCTTTCTATCATCCTGACACAACAAGCCCGGTCGCAGGCTGGTACTCGGACGAGGGGATTGTGTTCGGCGCGGGCGATGGGTCGGTGACTCTGCCGCAGCGAGAAAAAGGATTTATTGCGCCTGTGGCACAGTCTGGCTCGGCATGGGTGCGCGAGCGTGACGGCATGGCGCATGTGGTGATCAGTCTCGACGGCACGGCGGCATACAGCAAGAAGGTCTCGCCAGATTTCACGGCCGCACGCCAGCGATATGTCGATGACTCGACGACTCTTTGCATGAATCTCGCCAACGGGGCGACTTCTCGCTACTCGCATTGGCACTTCAATTCCTACGCGACTATCGACGGCGACGAATACGGCATTGATTCCGTAGGAATGAGCCTGCTTGAAGGAAGCGACGACCTCGGCACGGATATTTTCTGCGCACTCGACTGCGGGCGCGTCGGCTTTGGGTCGCTGAACATCAAATCGCCTGAGTGCGTTTATGTCGCCGGCAAGTCTTCAGCGGCGCTGTCGGTCGGCATCGTCATGCCGGTCGGCACGATCTACTACTACCCGGCCAGGACGTTCAGCGAGGCGCCTTTGGTTATCCGCTTCGACGGGATGAAGGGGCTAATGAACGCCAGGCTGCCGTGGTTCTCGACGGTGATCATCAACCAGGACGGCGGCAGTATGGAAGTGTCGGCAGTGCAGGTGGTGATCAACGAATCGAGCAGGATGATTTGATGAACATCGAAACCATTGCAAGAACGCTGGCCCTGTTTCAGCAAGGGCAGGCCGTAGCCGATCCACAGAAGTGGAAGGGTCGGCAAATCACTGCAACGATGCTTGCTGGCCTGATCGTTGCCGCTGTCAATGTCGCAAAAAGCTTTGGCTACGACTTGCCGATTGATGCCGACACGGCAAATGCTATCGCTGTCTCTGCGCTGGTTGTGGTCAATGCGGTGCTGACCATCACAACAAGCAAGACGGTGGGGCTCAAATGAGTGACCAGTGCAGGATGTGCGGCACGCTTTACGCGCGAGACGTTGAGCAAACAGTCATCGACGAGAATGCCGTAGTGGTCCGTGTGCGTTATGCAACATGCGACGAGTGCGGCGCTGAACTGCCGCCTGTAGATAGCGCGGTTTGCTGTTGTGACACTTTTTGATCACGTCAAACCGCTGCTGTTTGTTGCTCCGCATGACGTATATCTGATCGAAAAGCGCAGTACAAATGAGCTTCTTGTCATTCATGGCAAAGTGGTCTGGCTGGCGATTTCAAATCCTGGGCCCGTGTTGCCGCGGCTGGAATTCATCATCAAGGAGTGGGGCGATTTGCAGTCTATCTACCCCACTCAAACGCACGTTTTTGACTCGGCTTGGTGCATGAAAACTTGGCTAAACGACCGTTTTATGAGCCTGAAGGCGGCTAGATGAGCTGGCCATTCGATGACGGCTCAGACCTTCCTCTGCGCGATGGCTTTGACGTTGGCTGCGCGCAAGAACGGAAAATGGCATCGATGGTCGGCGGCTACTCAGGAATTCGCACGGTTGAGGAGCTGAACCCGGACGGGTCGATTACGACGCTCAGGACGCGCGGCGGGCATCCGATATTCGAGACGACAGCGAATATTCTGATCTCCGCGCAAGCGCAGAAGAAAAAGCGCGGATTCGTCGCCAAGATTACTACGCGAGCGGTTCTGTTCGATCCCTACACGCTCGACATTCTCGACGCTAACTATCAACCAGCGGTCAATACCTACTCCGTCCAGGACTTCGCAACGAGCTGGAATGTGCCAGCCGATGACGATACGGACTGGTACGACGTTGTTCTTTTCGATGGCTCGACTATCAAAGTCAATGCGAAGGCCATGCCGGCGCTTGGCATTACAGCGAATCACGGCTATCCGGCTATCCCGTATGTGATCAATCGTGAGACTGCAGAGGACCAGTACGGCAACGCAGAGCGCAACACGACAGAAAAGCGCGTCTTTGCGGTCGGGCGATATTCGGTGACTTCGTGGGGCGGTGGAGGGGTGACTGAGACGCTGACGCCGACTTCGCCCAGGACAGAAGATCGGGCTATGACCATCGGGCAGCGCATCGACATCACCGCCGATAAAGCGACACTGGCGCAACTGTATTACACCGGCGATGAATGGGACTCAAACGCTGGCGCGTGGGCTTTTTCATCGGCAGAAGTCACCATGCTGCTGTCCGCCAACTACCTATTAAAAACGGCAGCGTCGGCCAGTGTCACGCAGACATCGCCAGCAATGAGCGCGGCATCAAGAAGCACCTACAACACCAACGTCTCCGAAACTTTTCCAGCGACGCCAATATCGCTAGTGGGCTCAGGAGTTGTAACCCAATCCGCTACTCTGCCAAGCGGATATTACAACGGCGCTCGCGTAGCATTCCCTTGGTCTGGGACTTACTCAGCAGCACTCGAAGGCGAGCGCGACGAAGATCACCGTAAAGACAGCTATTCTGCCGCCGCCAGCGGCTCTCAAACACAAGCCGGGCGCACCCTCACGTACTCTGCAAGCTCGTCTGGAAGCTTTGACTTTATACAGACGACTCTGTATATGCAAATTCAGCGCTTCACATTTGCTCCTGGTTATGAGACCGGACATAGCTATCTGTTGACCTTAAAGCCCGGAGGGATAGTTGATTGGTATAGTCCTCTTCCCACCGGGCCAAGAGGGCGGGGAGAATTTTGGAACAAATATCACTCACAGATATCCGGTACATATTCCGTGAAAGACGAGAATAGCCAGACGTGCGCAGTATCTGTGTCAATGGGAGCGGACATCCTGTCATCTGTAGATCTGTCTCGCGTGCAGACAATAGGGAATAATCCTGTGGCGTCTCCGAATCTCACCTATTACGACGCATACCTTGCTGACCCGTGGGGGCTGGTTGGCGCCGGGTCGGGAATGGGACTGCAGTCATTCGTGGTTTTCAACGAGGACATTAGCGTATGGCCAACGGCTTACGATACGCAAGTGCTTGCAAAAATGGCGGAAGGCTCTGCGCAAGAGGCCGCCAGGACGTATTACGACAGCGAATTTAACAGCGGCGTGGATTCCCGCGCTTGGTATACGGGATCCATTCAAGCAGTAAATACCGACATTCAGGCGTTGTCGTGGACAAGCAAGGATTATCTGCTCTACGACGCTCCAAACGGCGTTTACATCAGCGTGCTCGGCGACTTCTCCGGCGCCGGCTCCGCCGTTACGCTGACGGTCACACTGAAAGTGCAAACCAGATACAACACCAACACCATCACCCTGGGAGAATTCAGCTTTACCTATGCCGAGCTGCTGCCGCGCACCGCAACGCTTCCGGCGGGCGCGTATCAAGGCGGGCAGCCGGTCATCCCGGTGCCGAAAATCACGACATTGTTTGCGCCGCTACACCAGGAGCAGGGCTCATTCAAAGGGGCGCACTACGTCACGGCAGACGAGGAAGTCAACGGATCATCCCCCGCGCACCTCTTCAACTTCCTCCTGTATCTCGACCCGTACAGCGCGATCGGCACCGTGAATACCGCGAACGAAAACGCCGCAAACGTGCGCATTGTGCCATGCAACCTGCTCGAAATGCTATATGCATTCGTTTTTTCGCAGGAATACGGCGTAGGCGCTACCCGCTACCCGGTAAGCAGCACCACCCGTTACAACGCCATTATGGACACGCTGTTTTCGTCGCCGACGCGCATAGCGATCCGCGATGGCGTCCAGGGCAACTGGTCTGATTCTTTCGGTTCAGACTTCGCCTCAATTTCTACTGTTTCACTGCACAGGACATAAAGCATGACTGACTTCGTAGACTCGCCAATCGGCGACATCCCGGAAATCGCAATTGACTCTGGCGGGTTATTTACGCCAGGGGCCGCCTACACGATCAAACTGTCTGCGGACTTGGTGAACAAGTGCGTGGCGCTTGCCGAGGCCAAAGACGCCGACTTCCAAACGAAGATGGACGACTTGACGAATGCTGTAACCGGCTTCCTCGTCACCAACTCCGCTGCGGATGTCACGGCAGGGGCAATCTCTGTGGCTGCGCCGACAGAGCCAAGCATGACCATTTCCGACACATCGACGGCTTTGGTCGCTGGCACGATTTCTACAGCATCGGCGGCAGTGATCAGCGAGGCGGTAACGAAGTTCGGAAGCTTCATTACAACCTACTTCCCGGACAACTCAACGACCTACAGCCAAGCGGAAGCATATCTGCTGGATGCGATCACCAACACGACAAGCGGCATTGTGCCTGCGGCCATCAAGACCGCCATCCTTTCCGACTCGCGGGCGCAGATTCTGCGTGAAGAGAACCGGGCGCAAGAGGACTTGTACGAGGCAATGGCGGCAAAGCGGCATCGCTTCCCGACTGGCTACGAGGCCGGCAAGGCTCGCCAGATCGCACAAGCGGCGCTTGACCAGATCGCAGCATCAAGCCGGGCGATTGCCATCAAGGATTTCGAGCTTTCGCACCAGACTGCACTGGAAGCGGTGCGCATTGCGGTGGCCAGCCGGGCGTCAGCACTTCAGGCGGCGCAGCAGTACATCGCGGGGATTGTCGCGCAGGGCTGGAGCACTGGCGTGCAGTCGGCAGGCGCGCAGCACGGCGCCGAGGTGGCGAAGCTGCAAGCTGCGTATCAGGCGTATGCGGCCAGGACCAATGAGGCCGAACGGAAACTGAAGGAAGCTCAAGCAGACAAGTCGCTAACTCTCGACGCCGACAAAACGAACCAGAGCAAGGAGCTTGCGGAGCTTGAGTATCACCTTAAAGCCTTCCTGTCAGACGCTCAGCTCACGGCGCAACAGCTTGTCTCTATGCTCAACAATCTGCGGTCCGGATCGAGTGCGACTTACTCGGTATCTGCATAATCACTGTAAAATAGCAACATCGGAGAAACAATGGCAAAGCGTAAATGTGCGAATGGCGGCAGCGCAAAATCGCCGCAGTCGATGAAAGATCAGTTGATGGCTTTGCGGCCAGGGTACGCGGCTGGCGGCATGCCGGATCAAGTGGCGGCGTTTCAGGGCCGTATCGCACCTTTCGGCGTTGCCACCGGAGCGACGGCGCCTAACGCCATTCCTGGCATCAATGCGCAGAGCCTGGCGGCTTCCTTGGCGCCTGAACAATCCGGAGCGGGAGTTGCTGCCCCTGTGACAGCCCCGCCCGCACCGGCCGCGGCGCCAGCCGCAGAAAAGCCATATGGCAACGTATTTTCTCCTGCGGGGGCCGGCAACGTCTTCAAGAACCCTTCAGCCGGCAACGTGACCGGCGAGCAGGGTGTAAACGTTTACACTCCCGGACTGCAAACGATGGCCGAGAAACAGCTATCCGCAGGCATCAATCCGCACGCCGCCTATCGTCCTGGGTCCGCACAAGACCCGTACGCTAGCGGGCTGTCCGGGGTGACTGCGGCGCAACGTGTCGCCGGAAGCAACGCATCCGCTGCGGCCTTGGCGCCGAATCAGGCAGCACCACAAGTCGATAACCCAATGGATACGACAAGCTCTCGACAAAGGCGCCAGACGCGAACGCCGGGATTGAAGGATGGCGGCGCGGTGTATCGCAAAGGTGACACGTTCTCTGATCGCCCGATGACCGGAACTGTAGGCACGCGCAGCCGCGACCCGGTAGCCACTGCGCCGAAGCCTGTTCAGCAGATTGCGCAGCCGGTCTATCCGCAAGAGAGGCAATCTCCGCAGGAGCAAGAGCAGCGCGGGCAAGGTATGACCAGCGCGGCGGACCTCGGGGCAATGCTCGCCAATCGTCGCAAGCAGATCAGCCAGCATAGCGGCATGGCTGACGGCGGCATGGTTCGCCATCGGTTCGATGGCAAAGGCGGGCCGCGCGATGACCAAATCCCGGTTACTGTTGCCGGCGAGAAGATCAAGGTATCTGACGGCGAAGAGGCGGTGATCTTGCCGGCCAAGACTGCCAAGAACCCGCAAGCGATCGCTCAGATTGCCGACGTGATCCAGCAGAGCAACGATGGCAGGCCGCCAGCTATGGGGATGGCGCAGGGCGGGCGGTATGCTGGTGGGGCGATGCCGCATATTGTTGATCCATCAGGGCAGGTTTATGTCAATGGGCGCCCCAGCAGGATTTTCCACCGACCTGCCCCTGTGCGTACAAACTTCACCGTTGATATCAGGGACTGCTCGCGGCGCCAATCTTCCGGGGACTACTGTCGGACCGTATAGAGGGCGGGACTGCTATTGCGCAATACGTTCCAAGCGCTCAACCTACGTCCGTAATGGCCAAAAGCGGCGCCGAGAGGCATGGCGTTTGAGGCGGGGAAGGCGGCAGGGTCGGCATACAAGGCTGTTGGAAAACTGGCGAACTGCAGTGCCGGTCGCCGCTGCTCAAACGTTTGGCGAGAATGGAATCCGCGTAGAAACCGGGCCGCCGATCCAAACTATGCGAAACCAGGCCCGCGAGTGGCGAACGCTTTGAAGCGCGCTTTGGAACCGGGCTAGACAGTTCTTGGTGGGTGGGCGCTTCCCAGGCAAGCGTCGGCGGAATGGCAAGGGTCGGCATAGAAGGCGTTTATGTCCCAAGTCTATGAATCGCCTTGGATCGGCCAACGTAAGAGGCGATAACGCGGCGCCAATCGAACACGCCAGACCCGCAGATCGCCAGAAACACCGGAAACGCCAACGGCGCCACGTTCGACCAAGCGACCGGCAATCTCTACTTCACCGAGAAGGGCTACGACCCGACGAAGCAGGCAATGGCCGCAGGGACTGGCGCGATCACCGACCCGAAGACCGGGCGCACGATCATGATTACCGGGGCTGGTGTGCCAGAGAACCCGAATGCGCCACGTGACCAGTACGGCAACGACATGACGCAGACGCTGCAAGCGCGCGACTCGCTTATGCGCCAGAGGCAAGAAAACGCGCTGTCCATGATGAATTCTCCGACTGCGGGCTATCGAGAGGCGGGACAAGCGCAGATGCGCGGGCTTTCTGATGTTTCAGCGCTGGACACGGCGGCTACTCGGCGCGCAGGGGACCAGCAGCAGCAAGCGGCGAACGTGCCAGAAATGGATCGTAAGCTGAAGGGGTTGCAGGTCGATCAGGGCGGCATGGCGATGCAACAGGCGCAGCGGCGGATTCATGCCCGCAGCCAAGCAGGCCATTGGCGCCGGCATCAAGGGGCTTGGCCAAGCGGCTACAGACTTCATTCCCGGCGTAGAGAAGGGCAATGCCCTGTCCAGCTACGGGCAGTCAGTAATCGACGCGAACCCAACGGCTATTCGCAGCCTGGGCGACATCGCAGACAAGCCGTGGACGGCAGTAAAAGAGGCGACCGGCAACGCAGGCGGATCAATGGCGTCCATGCTTGGCGCTCGCGGTGTCGGCATGGCCATGACTGCGGCGGCTCCATTCACCGGGCCTTTCGCGCCTATTGTCGCTGGTGCTGGCCAATTGGTAGCCAACGTCGGCCCGTTTGTCGCAGCGGCGCTGCCGTCCTATGGCGGTATCCGAGGCGATCGCAGATCGCCGCTGACCCGCTGAACGAGCAGGATGGTCGAAGCAAGGCGATTGCGCTGCTTGGTGCTGGCACGGTCGGCGCTATCGAAGGCAGTTTTGGCCCGCAAGCATGGGCATTGGCCGCAATGAAGAAGGGCGGCATTGAGGCGGTTGCAAAGAACTTCGCCGCAGCAAAGTCTCTGCCAGGGTTCATTGGCAAAGGCGCACTCAAGGGCGCGGCGGTCGAAGGCGCAGAGGAGCTTGTACAGAACCCTGTCGAGCAGATCGCCAGCTACCAAGATCCGACGACCGGCGAGAACATTGCCGACACGGCCTTTAGCGGCGCAATGGGCGCTATCGGCGGCGGCGTGCTTGGCGGCAGCATGGCAGGCGTTTCGTATGGCTCTCGCGAGCAGCAGCCAACACGCAACAGCAGCCAGCACCGCAGCCTGTCGCGCCACCGTCCGGGCCAATGGGCAAGGCGGCAGTCACGGCGCAGCAGTCCGGGGCTGTTGATGCTGCCGAGGCGCAGCGAGTCATGCAAGAACAAATCTTGCGCGACGAACAGCAAGCCAAACAAGCCAAACAGAAAGGGGCGACGAATGAGCAAAAAGCAGCGCAAGGGCCGATTGCAGAGGCAGGACAGAGCATTTCAGGCGCACCTACTGGACTTGCAGGCGCAGGCCAGGATGTTGGCCGCATCAGATACGGCAATCAGTGCCGCATCAGATACGGCAGTGCAGCGGAAATGCAGGTCGAAAGAGGCGTAGCACCAAGCCAGACCATAGGCCAGCCGCCAATCGTCCAGCCACAGGCCGAGGCGCAAGCCACATGGCACTCAAGCCCAAGAAGCCGAGCAAGCAACGCAGGGACGACCAGCGCAACCCGCTACGGCTGCCAATGCCGCAGGGGTAGCATTCACCACTCCCGCACAGCCGACGACGAACGCCGGCCCGCTGCCGCAGCAGGCTGTCGCGATGCCGGTTCCTGCCGTCAAGGATTCCTTGACAGCTCCGAAGCAGCCTGCAAGTAACATCGAAGGTGCTTCCAAGCAGCCTGCAAGCACCTTGCAAGCACCTTCGATTGACGTATCCACTCGCCCCGACCAGCAGCTTACCTACCTGAGCACGAACGGGAAGCCGGGCTACAAGGAGGCGGCGATTGCGGAGATTGCGCGGCGGGCGGGTGGAAACGTTTCCACCACAACGCCAGTAACGGCGGGCGATAGCGTTTCATTACCTCCTGGCCAAGGAAAAGAAACGGGGGGAAGTTTGCCTAAGCCGACGCTTGAGGAAAGGAAGGCTGCGGCGCTTGAGCTCAGGAAGGCGAAGGAAGCCGCCACAAAGGCAGCCGAAGCCCGCACAATCGCCGCCAGGGCGCCTGAAGTCGCATCGCTGGCAGATAGGCTCAAGGCAGCAGCAGCGACCGCTGTAGGCTCGCGCAAGGCGGCGCTTGAGGCAGGCTGGCAAGGCTTGAGGCGGCGAAGGCGAAAGAGCCTACGCCAGTCGCGAAGAAAGCAAGGCCGGCGCCGATCATGCAGCGTGATGACATCGTTGGCGAAATAATGCGAATCACTGGCGGAGACGGAATTGCATCAAGCATGGCCAGAACCATCGGCGGAGACTCCGCGCCACAGCTTACGAAGCTTCGCGGGCTATTTACAAATCGGGGGCAGCAAGACCTTGACGATCTTGCTACAAATCTGCAACTTGCTGGTTACGACGTGCGCGACGGAAACCACTTGTCTGAGCTTATTCGCGAGGCGTCATTCGGCAACGTGGCGGTGAGCATGGAGCGGCAGGAGCGCGACAAGGAATCGGAGAAGGAACGGCAGCACCGTGACAGAATCCGCGCCATTGCGAAGCGTCGCGGCATCAAATCTGTAGCCGTCAAGTTTTCAGCGCTTGAGTCGCAAGTCTTTGCTATGCTGGAAGCGCGGACAAAGAAGGCTGTAGAAATGCTAGACGCCCGCTCACAGGCTCGATTCGACCGGGCGCTGGCTGACGCAAGAGGGCTTGTTTCAGAGGATGAGATTGACTCTATCCTGGCCGACGCGAGCCGCCGAGGACTAAAGAGCAGGGAATTCTGGAACAGCGGCGCGAATCTGATTCGCGGCATGGTGGAAGACGCTCGCTTTGCCAAACAGGAGAACGAAGATGACGGATACCAAATCCCCGATACGCCGTGGATCGAAGACGGCGACGGACGAGGAAATACAACAGTTAGTGGCGCAGACCCTTTTGGCGGAAGCGATCAAGAGGCAGCAGACCCGTTCGGCCTCGAAGGACAGTCAGCAGAAGACATCGCCAAACAAGAAGCCGACAGAGTAGCCGCAGAGAAAGCAAAGCAAGACGAAGAATCGCAAGCCGCGAAGGACAAAAAAGACGCCGAGAAGCAATCTCTTGCCGAGAAGGTCAAAGCGCGCGCGGCAAATCCTGACAATTTCCAGTTCGGTGAGGATAGCAAAGCCGCAGCCAAGCCTATGGGCGGGTTGTTCGACCAATCAACGCAGTCAGCCAAACTAGACGGCGCCAACGGCACGATAAAGCGCCCTGACAGTCTTAACTTGCTGGCCAATCCGGTTGCTTACGGCGACACGATCCAGTTCTCTGACGGATCGAAGTGGGTTGCCAAGAATGGCTGGACTGGCGGCCCCGGAGCATGGACGCTGCTACAAGGCAAGACGCAGCATCCGACAGTCGCCGGCATCAATGGGCAGTCCGAGTTCATCCGGGCAATTATTGAGGCCGACGAAGCCAGCAAGCCGACCGCAGAAGGTGGCAAGCAAAATGGCGAAGGTGGTAAGTCTGCCGTAGAAGGTGGTAAGCAGCACCGCTATGCCCTAGTCAATCGCCCGGCTGGCCTTGGCGCAATCCCCAAGGACATGCAATACACCGTCGAGCCGCGCCCACCAGCAGGCCAAGCGCATCACGACATGGCGCGGCATGGTATCCTTGTGACAGATCGTGAACTGACGAAGGCCGAGCAAGAAAGCTTCGAGCTTGCGCCAATCGTCGAAGGAAAAGCAGAGGACGCGCTGGCCGATCAGATTGCTTCTGGCTCGATGTCTAGCTACGCGGAGCGGTACGTCGAGAAGTTCAGCAAAAATCGTGAACTGGTGGTTCAGGCCGTCATGCAACAAGTCGAGCGCGCTGGACGCTACTCGATTGCCGACCGCGACGCGTTTGTTGCGAAGGTGGTTGATCGGCTGAAAGCGAACGTCGCCAAACCAGCCGAGAAGAAAGAGAAGGTCAGCGACAGAGAAGCGGCGCATCCGTGGAGCGTCATAAAGGCGAATTCGGAATGGGTCAAGCTTGGAGACGGCAGTCACCAGTTCCGCTACGACGGAATGGGCAACGGCCAAGTAATCGACACGCACCGATCAGAGGGCCGCAGCGGCGCAAACAAGTGGCGCACGTCTGACGGCGAACTGCACGAGGGGCTTGCCGCAGCCAAGGCGCACGAGATTGAAACATATGCCAAGCCTAACTTGCGGGCCAATGGCTATCTTGAGAAGGAACGCCGAAGCCGCCCCCGCCAAGGCGCCGGAAGCGAAGGGTGGGAGAAGCACGTTACGGCGAGCGGTATTTTAACGGACAGGCTAGAGAAAGAAATCGCGACAAATTAAGGTCGGCAGACAATTCAAAATTCTCAAGCTACCAACTTCCGGGCGGCGAGAACTACCGTGAATTACTGCTAACGCTTCCTGATACGTTTGGCGCGAAACCGAACGCTGACGGCTATATTCCGGCTAGAGCGTACATTGACGCGCAGTTCCAAAGCAACCACTTCGACCAACCCAACATCCTTGCCCACATCCGATTCAACGAGCGGACAGACGCAAGCGGAAAGCGCGTGCTGTTCATCGAGGAAATGCAGTCAGATTGGGCGCAAAGTGGGAGGAAAGAAGGGTTTGACAACGAGGCCGCATTCCAAAAACTGATTCAAGCGCGAGACGCGGCGCCTGATGACAGTCCGCAACAGGATGAATTGCAGCGCCAGATAGACGAAATGGGCGCGCGTGGCGGGAAAGGGGTCCCGTCCGCCCCGTTCGTCAAAAACACCCAAGCAACCAAGCCAGCCAAGCCACCATCACCCCGTCAGACTCCGCGATCTACGACATGGCGCGCGAAGGCAAGAGCGCTCAGGAAATCCTCGCGTTCATCGGAGCATCAGCAAGGCGCCCGTTCGACCGCTACCTTGCCAACGCGCTGATGAATCTTGGCGTGTCGTCGAAGATCAAGCTTGGACGCTCAAGGCGGGTGGAAGATTCAACTCGATGGCGCACCAGCGGAAAGTATGCCGCTGCCTACAACCCAAAGCACAGACACAGTAGCGCAATATTCACGCCGCGCGAGCGCTACGAGGCACGTGCTGCATGAAATGGTCCATGCCGCAACGCTCAAAGCGCATTGCGAATCCGCGCAGGCCGTGCAGCTATCGAAATGCGCCGACTGTTCGAGCACCTAAAGGCGAACGGGTCGCTAGATGGCATGTACGGCATGTCGCGAACAAGGACGGCACGCCGAACATTGAGGTTCGTCGCTGAAGCGTTCAGCAATCCGAAGTTTCAGCAGGCGCTGATGTCGATTCCTGCTCCGAGCGGCTCATCACTGAAGAGCGCATGGGAGTGGTTCGTAGGCATGGTGGCGCGGATGCATTGGTATGCGCCGGCCAGCACAGGCTACCGCGCTGGACCGGGCGATGGTGCTTGGTGCTGGAGTGATGCGCGAGAATGCTGCGATTGCCGGGAATGTATCAGGAAATGTCAGCGGTAACATTTCCGAAGAATTCTCCCCCGACAATCCAGACATCCGGTTCAACGCCGCGCACGACTGGATCAGCGACAATTCGCCTAAGTCGGTGCGCTCAGTCGTCGCTAACGCCATGCACAGCGACAAGGCTACCTCGTGGATCACTCCGTTCAATACGCAGTACCACAAGGCCGAGAAGTGGGCCGCAGAGGGCAAGCCGCTGTTCAAGAAGGTGTTTGACCTTGGGCAAAGATTCCTGTCTGACGTGTCTCGATTCGCAGTCATGGCGCAGCAGCAAGCGCCAACGCTGTTCCACGAAATCAAGAGCGTTGCTGACGCGAAGGAGTCTCTAAGCAACATCAAATCATGGGGCGACCTCACCGGAAAGAATCACCGCGCCGACGTGGATGCAATCGCCGCTCCGCTGTACGAGGGCACGCTGCACGGTGGAGGAAGCCCGACGAAGGGCGTCATCTTCTCTGATGATCAACTGCGCAAGAACTACAAGCTTACCGATCGGCAAATCAAGCTGTACCGCGAGGCGCTTGCGGCGGCAGGCACTAGCATGGACGAAATGGCGAAGTCTGTAATCGCGCGGCACGCGAAGCAGAACGGTATCGACTTCGACAATGCGCTGGATATTGCCGACATGGCAGAAGAAGTCATACAGCAGCTTGAGGAAGAAAAGGCGCGGGTACAAAAAGAGCTTATCGAATCTCAGATGAGTATCTTGAAGCAAATGGACGGCGAGAACGGAATCTCTGGCGAAGATGCCGAAAAGCAGATGCGCAAGCTTCTTGCTGCTGTAGAGAAGCAGTCAGAGCGCATCGACAAAACGATCAAGGACATCACCGGCATCGTCGACAAGAACAAACAGCTACAGGATCACGGCTATTTCCCGCTAATGCGCTTCGGGGACCACACCGTTACCGCCAAGGACGACGAGGGCAATACGCAGTTCTTCGGCATGTACGAAGGCGTCCCTCTGGTGCCAAGATCCGGGCAGTACCAAGCGAACAAGGTAGCAGATGCGGTTCGTGCCGAGCATCCTGAATGGACGGTTACAACCGGCATTCACAACACGGAGAAGTACAAGCTCTACGAAGGAATGAACCTTGAGGCGGTGCAGTTGTTCGCCGAGCACATGGACAAGGAGAGCCTTGAGCCTTTCCAGGAGTTTTTGCGGGTAGCGACAAACGACCGTTCGATCATGAAGCGGCTGATTCACCGGAAGGGAACGCCAGGCTTCGACCGAGACATCCGCAGAACGCTGTCACAGTTCATCGTCTCGAACGCTCGCCACACGTCCAGCAGTTACCACATGGGCGACATGCGAAAAGCGGCAGAGGCGGCAGAGCAGGACGGCGGCGACATCGGATCAGAGGCCATCCGGCTGTACGAGTACGTATCAAAGCCAAGGGAAGAGGCGCAGGCGATTCGCGGCTATCTGTTCTTCAACTTCCTCGGCGGCTCGATTGCATCGGCAATGGTGAACTTGTCGCAGGTTCCCATGATGACCTTCCCCTATCTGACTCGGTACGAAGGGGCTGGCGCCCTTGGAAGGCGCCTTACTGTGGCTGCGCGCATGGCTATCAAAGACCCGGCCAAGATCACAGGAAGCCTTGGCGCTGCGCTACAGCGAGCAGAGCAGGACGGCGTAACTGCGCCCCAAGAGATTCACCAGCTCACGGCGACGGCGGCCAATAACATCTTCGCCGGCAGCCGGGTAGCCAATGGCTTCTTGCGGGCCTGGGGAGCTCCGTTCGCGATGGCTGAATCCTTCAACCGCAGGACGACGTTCATAGCCGCATTCCAGATCGCCGAGAAGATGACGCACCAAGAACTGATGGCGACCGGGACCAAGAGCGCATTCGAGTTTGCAGAAAAGGCGGTAACAGATACGCAGGGCATCTACAACAAAGGGAACCGGATGAACGTCGGGCGCGGGGCGCCTGGGGCGGTCATTATGACCTTCAAGCAGTTCAGCGTCATGTACCTTGAATTGCTGAAGCGCATGCCGCCAAAGCAAAGGGCCGTTATGCTTGGCATGCTTCTCCTCGCCGCTGGAGGCGGTGGCCTGCCGTTTGAAGAGGACGCAGAGGACATCATAGACACTATCGGCCAATGGCTAGGATTCGGCACCAACGCGAGCAAAACTCTTGGCAACGCGGCGTCTAGCGTGTTTGGTGAGCGCACGGCAGACATTCTGCTCAAAGGGGCTGCCAGCCAAATGGGGATAGACCTTCATTCGCGGTTTGGCATGGGAAATTTGATACCCGGCACCGGGGCGCTGAAGCTCTCTAGCATCGACAAATCACGCGACGCGGTAGAGGTGTTCGGGCCGGCCGCAAGCGTCGTGCAGGGCGTAGCCAAGGCGCTTGAGAACCTTGCCACCGGCCACGAATGGCGCGCAGCAATGGCTGTTGCTCCTAACGCAATAAAGAACCTGGACAAAGGCGTTACGATGGCCGCGACCGGGTACGGCGAGGACGAGAAGGGAAGGCGGACGGTTCCAACGAACGAACTTGAGGCGCTTTCCAAGGCTATCGGCTTCAACCCGAAAGCGGTTGCCGATTACGGCCAGATCAAGCGCGACATTGCGCAGGACAATCGTATGGTCCAAGTCAAGCGAGAGGAATTCACGTCAGCCATTTCCGACGCGATACTCAGCGGCGATACGGAAGCGCGCAAAGAAGCGATGGCCGCTGTCAGACAGTGGAACTTGGACAATCCTAAAATGATTGTCTCCATTAACCCGGCCGCCATATCGAAGAGGGTCCGAGACGCCAGAGCAGAAGGCGCCGACAGATTCTTGAAGACGGTATCGAGGCCAATGCGGGCAGACGCACGAGAGGCACTGAAGCCATGAGCAAAAAGGAAGATGAAGAGAATGCAAAATTCAGATTCTCAGACATGGACATCAACGGCGCAGGGATTTTGGTAATGGTCGCTATTGGGGCGGTGGCAATCTTCGGCGGGATGATAATGCGCGCCTTTGGTGGATAGCCGACATTCCTATGCTAATGGCTCCGCTATCTTGTCGGCAGAAAGTCAAGTATAGGCGCGATGGAGTAGAATGCAAGACTATGAACGAGAACAACAAACGAGGAACGGCAAATGGCTGAAGCAGCGGCAGCGGCATGCCGCAATTGCCAGTAACGTCGACAGGGCTACCTTCTTCGGCATCGCTACCGGACTGCATCCTCAGTACCTCGTTGCCGGCTCTGTCGGCGGGCTATGGTGGCTGTCGTACCAAGACGGCCCGCAACCGCTGGCAAAGCGACTTGCGGCAAACGCCATATCCAGCGTGATCGCCGGGATTCCTTACTCCGCTGCTGTCGAACTGGTGAAGATACAAGAGGTGTTTTCTACGCAGTTCGCGCGCGACATTCTCCCGTTCCCCGTAGCTGTCGGTATTGGCTTTCTCGCTTACTCTCGGATCGGGCCGGCAATTCTGCGGGCTTCCGATCTCTTTTCAAAACAATCACCTTCTGCGCCAGATCGCCACCAAAATGATTCTTGACCTGTTTTTGCAAACTGTTGTCGCTTGCTCGTTGGTGTTGATTGTTTGGCACTGCCACGAGGCGATAAACATGATGACAAAATGCACAAAGCCGCTGACAAGGGTCGGCTATCTTGTGCTTGCTGGCGGCGCGGCGCTCGGGGCGGTCATGGTCGTATCAGGAACTGTCCCACACTGGCCTAGCGCGCCAGTGCTGTGGGGTGGCGTTGATCATGTCAAACCAAAGAAAATGCCATAAAGTCTCGCGTCACTGAGAAACGTACGAACATCGCCGCAGGACTGACCCGTTCAGGGTGTCGATTCAGGACTGATCGAAAGATCTTGCGCCTGCTCAATGCGTCACAACGCAAGAGCAAACGAATTCGGCGGGATGATGCAGTGATCGCCTTTCACTTCGACGAACGACGACGGATCAAAGTTCTTTGGATCGACGATTGTGGAATTGATATTGGTGAATAGCTTGAATTCGTCAGAACACCGAACGTCGTAGCCGTAGCTGGATGTGCCGTAGGAGATTACTCGGCGACCGTCAGTTTCTCTGACTTGGCCGGGTTCAAACGGTTCGATCATTCCGTGAGACTCGGCCATGCGCCGAATCCATTTGTCACACTTTATTGTCATTTCACGACCCTGGCGCCAGCTCGCTTGATAGTTTCCAAGAATTCCGCCTTGCGCTCCTTGTCAACCTCGACAATGACGCGCTCTATCTTCTGGCTTTTTCGCCACCGCTTAAAGTGGGTTTCCATTGATATGGCAAGCGGGATGCCGTCATATTTGTAGATGCATCCATCGGATATTGTGATAATGGCATCGTCTCCTACCGATCCCATGTCATATTGTTCGTCATAGTCCGCGCAGTCAATGTCTGCTCCGTTGACGGTGATGATGGCATCTTCGTGCCACCATCCTTCTGGCCACACGCTTTTGTCGTTGTAATACGCCTTGAATTCGGCGCCGTTAGTTCTTGCGGTCATGTTTTATCTTCCGCTCAATTTTTCAAGCAAAATACGATACTGAACCATTGCGAGGTTCGCTTGCATAAGCGCAATAATTACGCTTTCGCAGGCCGTTTGTCCGCTTTCAACACCGCCTGCTGCATCACCTCGGAAGGAAACGCAAACCGAAATCCTTTGCTATCGCGCACAAACGGCTGTTTGCCGCTGTCCATGTCTCGATCAACCTCGGCAAGCATTCTGATTTGTTCGTTCGTGAAATTCATTTTATCGCGCCAGCGTCAGCACGCACACAAGCCCTTGCGCTATTTCAATCCAGCCGCCTATCCATATGTGAAGTCTGGTCATTTGTACGGCCCCTCCCGGATAGCCTCTGCGCTTGCGAATGCCGCGTGCGCTCTAATCATCGCTGTTCTACGAACATCCGTAACAGAAGCGGCGAATCCATTCTCTCCGGTATCGCCAGAGTACAGCCACTCCGCGGCCTTCATAAGCTTGGCTGTGCGCTCCGCATCCTCGACGATTGATTGCAGTCGCGCGATGGTTTGTGCTGAGAATTCGCACTTCTCGCCGTAGTCGTTTTCCTTGCCGTTGTTGGCAATCTTGGCGCGCAGTTCTTCAGCAAAATGCAAGACTCGGCTGTATGCGTAGTCGAATGATCCTCCGCTCATTGATCAGCCTCTGCAGCCTCAACGTCTGCGGCGATCTTTTCTGCAAGCTCTTTTGCCGCTTCTATCGTTTCGCAGCCAAAGTGAAGCGCATCTACAGAATCACCGCCAAGTCTGAAAGCAACGCAAACCATTGGCTTCCCTGTGAAGCTGGTATCCAAGTCTCGGACAATGACCGACTCGATTTTATCTGCCCTGACGCTGTTTCCGCAAGGAAGGCGGACAAGCTTCGGTTTCATTTCATTGCCCTCATTCGTGTCGCCTCTTCGCGAAGGATGTTAGCGACAAAAACGCCAATCTGGCTTACTTTACCGCGATAGGTGTTTTGCCACTCAACCTCGTTCGACCTCTCTTCAATGGCCTTTGCGCACTCCTCAATGGCTGCGCTTCGCGCCTCTGCTTGAATCACGCCAGCCTCTTTGAGTGCACCATACGAATTTTTCATTTCTTCCTCCGTGCTCGCCGGAACGCGCCGGCAGTCAATGCGTCTATCGTGGCGGCTTCGCTACCAGCGTAGGGTCATTTTGGCCACTCTTTCCATAGAGGGCAAGAGCGTGAAGGCTCTAGGTTTCCTCCACTTCTCCGGCCAAGCACGTCGCCATCATTCCTCCGCGCTAAACGTCATCGCCTCAAGCTTGGCAATCTGCTTCTTGAGCGATGCGATCTTCTTCGTGCGCATTTCTTCGGCGCGGGCGATGGCGGCTTCTGGTGTTGTGTGCCAGTCTGGTTTGTGCAGACAAAGCGCACCTACGACAACCATCGTGTCGACGTGAGAGGATTTAGCATCTTCGCAAGGAATAACGCCTTTCCCGCTCGTTGCGTACTTCGTGACCCAAACTTTCATCGCTTAATCCTCGCCAAAAACTCATCAATCGCCCGCCGCACCAGCTCGGCCATAGTCAGGCCGGTTTGTTCGGACAGCGCTTTGAGCAGCTTTCGTTGCTGCTCTGTTACGTACATGGCTATTCGTTTCATGCGCCAAGTATAGCACATGACAGGCATACGCCAGGCGAGCGCTTACAGTTACTTTCCGCCCGCTTCTGGATCAAGAAACCATGATGCAGAAAGCTCTCTTTCATCCCCGGAAACACTACGGACGGTAAGAAGCCGCCCGGATTGGCATATCGCCTCGCGCACCGCTAACACTTCTGCTGGAACTGGAAGCTTGTTTCTTGGCGCCGATGTTCTGTTCCATGTCTCATCTGGCACAAGCATATCGCCAGCTTTGATCGTTTTTGCTGTTTCGCTGTTGATGTTGGTCATCCCGCCACCTCCTGCGCAGCCCGCGCCTCGTCTATCTTTGCGCTGATTTGGCATGGCATATAATTAAAGCAATAGACTGCAAACTTCGGATGTTCGATCAGCCAGCGGTATCGCGCGGCGTCTTTCATGTCCTGCGCCTGTTGTGCTAGGTCCGCCGCTTCTGCTCGGTCCGGTTGCTGAACAACCATGTGCCGGCCATCGGTCGTTACGATCAAATCGCCAGGGCACACAACCTGCCCGTTTCCGCCCTCGTCAAGCCATCCATGCTCGTGCATGGTTGCGCCGCACAAATGGCAGTCGGTAAGCCCGTCGATGTTAGGGTGTCTCAAGTAGCGGACAATGGCGCCCTCCCATTCCTTGGATTTGCACAGCGCAGCGCTGAACGTGACCAGCTCGCCATTTTCAAACCCCTCGCGATCCTCAGCGTAGTCCAGCGGGTGGTCGCCGTTTTTGAACCACTGCACGGTCGTTGTTGATTCTGCTTTGCTCATGTCGTTTCCTTTGTTTTGCCTCGAACATCAAACCAGTTTTTCCCATCAATGTTTTCGCATTTAATGCCATAAAAATCTGTGCAATCGACGGCATTTACAAGCCTAGACAACCGCGCCAACGCATCCGCCGCCGTCTCGCCATCCTTCAGGTACGGGCGGCAGGCGTCTAGGTCGCGCTTCATGCTGTTAATTTTCGAGCCCGCCCTGTCAGCGGCAATTTGCATCATAGCTCGCGTCCATTCAGGCAGATTGAACACGCCATCCTTCAGCCAGTAGCACTGCTTTGCTGCTTCGGTCTTGATGTAGTCCATGTCAATATTCATTACATTCCTCCGCGTCCAGCTATTTCTGCGCCAGTTTCCTCAACAAGTTTCAGGAACTGCTTTTGAGTTTCGGCTGATTTGGAGCGCTGTTTATAACTGTCGCTATCAGCCTGTTGCCAGTACGTTTGCCCAAGTTGCCACGCTTGCGCATAGCAATGGTCGCTATGTCTGCGGCGCCTTCTAGCGCAAGTTCAAGCCTGTGAATCTCCGCAGCGCACTCGCCGTGAATGTCGCCGTCTGTTTCCCTATTTGTCATTTTATTCCTTGCGCGAAGTTTCAGAAGTCGGTCTATTTGTTTCGGTTTCGGCTCGCCGCTTCTCGCGTACCAATCAACCATTTCGCACACTCTATGAATGGCCTTGGAGTCGCTTCTCTGCTCATCTCCGGTTTGTGGAAACATCCCACCTCGGCGATTCGCCTCATCAAGCAGGGCGAACAGGTAGCACTGAACGCCCTATCTCCGCAGCGCACTCGCCGTGAATGTCGCCGTCTGGCTGTTCGTCAAAGCTCATTTCTCAATCCTCAGCGCAACTTTACCTGGCGACCACGACAGCGGAGGATGCCCTGAAATCGCCGCATTGAACTGCTCGATCGCGTCTTCAAGCCAATCAGGCGCGTCTCCTCCGTCGTCATCCGGCAACTGGTCATGCCAATTGCTGCAGTCAATCGGCCTTGCATATTCTGGCTCGCAGATACGCAGCTTCAAATCGGCCAGGGCCTGGCCTTCTTCCAGCGAGTCTTCCGCGTCTTCAGGCGAGCTAAAGTATTCGTCGCGACTGTCCGAGTAGAGCATCGCAACCCCATCCCACTCTGCGGTAGGCATGGCGTCGTACTTTGCTTCTGCGGCCTTGTCTCTGCAAGACTGGCAGGCCGTGTAGCCCTTTTTGTTGGCTCTCCGCATGCCCGGCACTTGACGTGCGTGCATCCGCCCCAGCGCGCCGCGTGCTCATTATCGCCGTAGAAACGCCCGTCCCTCGACCGCCATCCGGCCACGGTCACGAGCGTTGCCGCCCTAGGGTCGTCGATCATTACGACTTCCTCTTGCTGCTTCGTTGCTGTCATTTCTCAATCCTCCGTTGTTGGTGGGGCGGCCGGCGCTGATCCCCGGCTTGCTGCGCGTTAGCTCCGT